CCGCTCCTTCTGGCGCGAGCTACACGATCGTCACGGCTTCAAGCGCTAACATCATTAAGGGCCAAGCTTATCCGGCTTCTGGCGCTGCTGGCGACACGGGCACCGCAGATGACACAATCAGTTTTGTGGACGCGCAGGCCGTTGCGGGTGATCGCGTTGAGCTGTATTGCGATGGCACAAGTTGGTTTGCTTATGCTTACTGTGCGGTTGCTGCGGGCGTAACGTTCACGCAAGCTTCCTAATAGGAGGCTCTTATGAGCTCCAGTAATATTCAGGCAGTCACTAAGACTGCTGATGCACACGCGATTGCGGGCCGTACACGAGTGGTGGGAATTTACTTCACCAACACCGCTACGGCCTCATCGTTTTCTTTAAAAAACGGCACAACCTCTTCTGGTACGGCGTTGATCACGATCAACACCCCAGCCTCAGCAGGGGCCAGTGACCTTATCATCCCCGATATGGGCATCCTGTTTGACACAGGTGTGTTCATTGACGTAGCTAATGCTGAAGTCACCAGCGTAACACTGCTCTTTCAAGGCGGGGCTGCGCAGTAAATGGCTAAGAAGGGCATGGGCATTGCAACGTCGGTCAAGAGTGGAAACTTCAGGCCGACGAAGCAAGGCGCGGGCATGACGCAAAAAGGCGTCAAGGCCTATCGCGCAGCCAATCCTGGCAGCAAGCTTAAGACGGCTGTGACAACGGATAATCCGAGCCCTGCGGAAGCCAAACGCCGAAAATCGTTTTGTGCTCGTTCAGCAGGTCAGATGAAGATGTATCCTGAAGCAGCCAAAGACCCCAACAGCCGTATTCGGCAAGCAAGACGTCGATGGAAATGTTGAATGGAAACGAGTACGCTGGTTTGGAATTTGATCACCTCGTTTTTGGTGGCTCTGGTGATGTTCATGCTTAAGCAAGCTTCGGATGAACAACGACGCATTCAGATCCTCCTGAATCGAACACGAGAGGAGATAGCTCGTGATCACATCACTCGTGCAGAAGTTAAACAGGATCTTGAAAAGATCATGGAACGCTTTGACTCAGGCTTTGAGCGCCTTGAAGCAAAGATTGATGCCCTCGCCAAAAAAGGAACCTGAAGATGGCCACTAAGCCTGGGCTTTATGCAAATATCCAAGCTAAACGCAAACGAATCGCTGCCGGATCGGGCGAAAAGATGCGCAAACCTGGAACCAAGGGTGCTCCAACGGCGCAAGCCTTTAGAGAGTCTGCAAAAACTGCAAAAGGAGTAAAGAAATCATGATGAAAGGTTATGAAAAGGGTGGCATGGCCGATAAAATGGGTCGTGCTATGAAAAAGAAAACATCGGATGCCAAGGGTCGTGCTATGCACAAAATGCCTGATGGATCGATGATGCCCGGAGCCAAACACGGCATGAAAATGGGTGGCAAAGTTATGAAGAAGGGGAAATAATCATGGCCGGACGTGGAATGGGTTGTGCAACACGGGGTGGCGGGGCGGTTACATCGGGCCCTGCCAACAAAATGTTGAGTGAAACAAGCAAGACGACGGGTCCTGTGCGCATGAAAAACGGCGGTGCTGTTAACCAGCACAAGCGCATGGCCATGAAGGGCGTCAAGAAGATGCGCATGGGCGGAAGCTGCGACTAAATGGCAACTTCAGGTACGACCGACTTCAATCTTTCGATCGACGACTTGATTGAAGAAGCGTTTGAGCGTTGTGGCATGCGGCCTACCGCAGGCTACCAGCTCAGCTCAGCGCGTCGGTCGATGAACCTGTTGTTTTTGGATTGGGCCAATCGAGGCTTGAATCTTTGGACCATTGAGCAAGCTTCATACACCCTAACACCTGGGGGCTACGAGATCACTTTAGCCTCTGACACGGTGAACGTGCTGTCTGCTGTGATCCGTTTGCCGGGAGTCAGTCCCCAGCAAGACATTTCCTTGGACCGTATCAGCCGCGAAGAGTATTTGGATCTTCCTGATAAAACGGTGCAAGCGCAGCCTGCACAGTTGTACGTACAACGGGCAAACACTTTTAAGGTGTTCTTATATCCATCGCCTGATCTGGCGTACACACTAGTCTACTACCGCATCCGACGTATCCAGGATGCGGGTGTTTACACCAACACAGCAGACGTCAACTTCCGTTTTTTGCCTTGCCTTGCTTCGGGGCTTGCTTATCAAATTTCTTTGAAGTACGCTCCCGAGCGAACCGTAATCCTTAAGCAGATTTACGAAGAAGACTTTCAGCGCGCGGCTGCGGAAGATCGTGACACGGCAAGCGCTTTGTTTATCCCCGATTTCGGGCAGTAAGCCATGGCCTTTGCAACAGGCAAATTTTCCTTCGGCCTGTGTGATTACTGCGGACAGCGGTACTCTTACAATACGCTGCGCAAGAACTGGCGCGGGTTCATGGTCTGTCCTGATGACTACGAGCCCAAAGAGCCACAGCTCTATCCGCTCAAGTACCGTGGCGATGCGATTGCGCTCAAAGACCCTCGCGTTGATCGTATTGAGCCGGTTACAATATACCTTGGGACGCCAGGATTTAGTGCGCCGTTTCAAAGCATTGGCTCTGGGTTCAGTACCGTGAATCGCACGGACATGAGGCCATATCCCGCTCAGGATTTTGTCACGGGGTACGGGTTTGTTGGCAACGTCACTATTGCGATTACTTGATCATGACTTACGACGAACTCGTTACCAACATTAGGAACTACACCGAGGTGAACAGCAACGTGTTTACAGCCTCGGTGATCAACACGTTCATTACGATGGCCGAAAACCGCATCTTGCGGGACATTGATTTGGATTATTTTAAGAAAGAATCCTCGGGATTTATGACATCAGGCAATAAGTTTTTGACTGCTCCCTCGGATATCTTGACGCATCGTTACATGATGATCACAAGCGGCGATGATCAAGTCTTCCTTGATTTTCGCGACACGTCTTTCATGAAAGAGTATTGGCCTGGAGGCACGATCACTGCGGGTAGTTTTGATATCGGTAAGCAGTACACGATCATTACTGTTGGAACAACCGATTTCACCGCGATTGGCGCGGCATCAAACACAGTGGGCGTGTCTTTTACGGCAACGGGCCTTGGTTCTGGAACGGGCACAGCCGCTCCGTCAGACACACCCAAGTATTACTCGGTCTGGGACCAAAACACGTTTTATGTAGCACCAACACCCAACGCAAATTTTGTCGTGGAGTTGGGCTACATTTACCGACCTGCTCAGCTTTCTAGTACTAACACCACAACGTGGATCAGCTTGAACGCACCGGAAGCTTTGCTTTATGCTTGCTTGATTCAAGCCTACAGTTACACCAAAGGGCCTCCCGATATGCTTGGGTACTTTAATCAAAGTTACCAGCAAGCAATTCAAGGTCTTGGTATGGAACAGCAGGGACGCCGTAGACGTGATGAGTACAGAGATGGCATGATTCGTTTACCGATTAAATCTGTGAGCCCTGGACCATGATTGGATCTTCTGGTGGTGCCCTTCTTGGGGAATTCAAAGTAATCCACGTCTCTGGACGGGGGTTCTCGCCTGAAGAGGTGGCTGAAATGGCGCTTGAGAAGATTGTTTATATAGGCTCATCGTCTCATCCTGTCATTCGGGACCAAGCAGAAGCCTTCAAGGCGCAAGTCCGTGAGGTCTTGGTGCGTTACATGCGGCAAGCGGTGGCATCCCACAATACCACGTTAATGAACCGTTTTAGGGATGCAGGGCATCCTGAACTCGTTAAATTATTGGAGAATTGAAATGGCGATTACTGTAGCAACGGCAATGCCAACGTCGTTTAAGGTCGAAATCCTTAAGGCGGTACATAATTTCACAGCCTCGACGGGCAACACGTTCAAGCTTGCCTTGATGAAAGCCACTGCGGTGGGCTCTGGTACATATGGCGCTGCTACGACGAGCTATGACACGCTTGTAAGCAACTCCGATGAGCTTGCTAACGGCAATGGATACACTACGGGCGGTAATACCTTGACCTCGGTGACGCCTGTAGCGGATGGCACCACAGCGGTTTGTGATTTTGATAATACCACATGGTCTTCTGCAACGTTTACCACATGCGGCGGTATTATCTATAACGACACAGCCACTGGTAATCCAGCCTGTGCAGTGCTTAGCTTTGGTGGGGATCAATCGGTAAGCTCTGGTGATTTCCAGATCCAGTTTCCATCGCCTGCTGCATCGACCGCCATCATTCGCATCGCGTAAGGCTGCAATGTGCCTGCTACAGCCTATAACAAAGGCTGGAGTGAAAGATCATGGTGATAACTTTGATTCGGTATTGTTCCTTGTAATTACCTTCCCCGCCAATGATGCTACTAACGCTGTTTTAAGGATCGCATAATGGAACTCAAAGCCAAAATTTCTGACACAACCGCTAGCGGGTTAATTACTAGCCCTCAATCAACCGAAGGTCTCAAAGCCACGGGTAAGTTTTTGATTGAGTGTTACGACAAAGACGGCAAGCTCAAGTGGAC